TTAAAAATTGATGTATTTTGCGAATTTATCAGCCACCTGATCACGTTGTTTTTCAGTTACGTGAGCGTAAATATCCATAGTTGTCTTGATGTCTCCGTGACCTAATCTATCTTGTACTTCTTGAATAGAAAGGCCAGCCTCGAACAAAAGAGAACAATGAGTGTGTCTAAAACCATGAACTTTAATTCTCTTAAAATTATGCTTCTCACAAATTAAGTTCAATGCTTTATTACAGTGTTCTGGGTATAACTGTTTATTATCACGCACAGTAGTGAAAACATATTGATATTTATCAGAGGTATTGTGACCGTATTTAAGAGATTCCACTCTTTGATGAGTGCGCCATGATTTCAATACATTCGCAGTTTTATCATCAATACTTATCGTTCTATGAGATGATTTAGTTTTAGGCTCTTGTATTACCATTTTATAATTTGCACCTCTTGCGCAAGTTTTATTAATAGATATGGTTTGTTTAGTAAAATCAATATCATTCCATGTTAAAGCCATTAATTCTCCACGTCTAAAGCCAGTAAAAGCTAATGTTCGAAAAATAGCATAATATAATGGGTCATCTTCAACAAAAGTTAAAAACTGTTTCAATTCATCACTTGAATAATACTTTGTAGACGCGTCTTGTTGCGCTTCTTTCTTTCTAGGTGCTTTTGTATGTGTAAACGGATTATCAGCGATTATCTTAAGGTTTACAGCATATTTAAACACATTAGATGTGTATATTCGTATAGCTTTAATATCAGAATACTTCTCATTCCATTTATTAATAACTTTTTGGCAATATGGAACGGTTATTTTCTTAATAGGTACATCTTTAAAATGTTCTAATATAGCTGTATCAAATAAAGTTAAAACACGCTGATATGTACTTTCTCTTACGGTGTTTTGATACTGTTCAAGCCACAACTCATATACTTCTTTAAACGTCGTTATATCGTTGTTTAGAAAGCCATTTCGGCTTATCTCTGTTTGAAGTTTTGCCTCTGCAATTTTAGCTTCTCTTTCAGTCTTAAAACCTCGTCTAGTGGTTCTCTTTTGTTTACCCGTAATTGGATCAGTCCCTAAATATGCAACAAACATATAGGCAGTAGTACCATCTTTCTTCTTGTATTTCTTAATCATGCAAATCAACCCTTTCTATTGCCTGCAACGCGTGAGATTGGATTGACACGCCGTTAAGGAATGGCTACCTTTTGGCGTGATGATTATTAAATTTATTAAATATCTTCGTCGTCATACTCTTCAGTTGGTAAATCTCTTATATAATTCATTAACGCTTCTGTTTGTTGATGACCAATTCTTTCGCTTTGATGTATAAATTCAAGGACTTGTTCGGCGCTTGCTCCATAAAACTCTCTTTCGAGCAATATATCATCAATTTCGTCAACAATCTGGAGTTCCTTTATTCTCGTTTCTGAGTAGTGTTGCAATATTTTATTTTCACTAACTGTATTTTTTACCAAAAAAGATGCCGTATATAGCAGATTTGGGTGTTTTTCTTTAATGTAATCCATGTTATTGATAATCCACAAACTAAGGTTAAGAGCGGTATTTTTTGATATGTGTAAATAATTAAACCCTTTTTCGTTTTCCATTCTTTCAAGTAATTCAATGGCACTTTTGCTATCTGCTATGGGGTAATCTCGCTTGTTTGTAGCTTTTAAAATATACTCCATTGACACACCAAAAAAATTTGCGATTTCTTGTAACAATCCCATTTGTGGATTCCTTTTTCCGGTTTCGTACTGGCTTAAAGTATTATCGCGTATGTTTAACTCTTTTGCTAACTGTTTTAGAGTCATATTATTTTCTTTTCTCAATTCTGCTATTCTGTTTTCCAATTTAATAGCTCCTTTCACATAGTTATTATATCTGAAATTTTGTAATATCTCCATATCAAATTCACAAAATGAGAATTAAAGTATTGACATTCACAAAATGTGAGTGTTATTATATTCACATATTGTGAGTAGGAGGTGGCTGAATGTTTGGTATAGATGAAAATTTATCCTCTAAATTAAGAGAGATAAGAGCAAGAAAAAATATTACATTGCAACAAGCATCTAAAGAAATCGGGATTTCAAGTAAAACGTTATCGCTTATAGAAAATGAAATGCTTGTTAAAGTAAAGCGGACAACTTATGAAAAGGTAACTAAATGGATAATAAATGAGGTGAAATAATATGCAAGCATTTCTTAGTGAACAAGCTAGTCAACAGTTAGCTAATAGCATAGTTGATATTGCCGAAAAAATAGCTTTACAAAAAGTTGAGCAATCACGTAAGAGATATCTCATTCAAAAAGAAGTCATGGAAGAATACAACGTGACTCACAAGGTTATAACCGAGTGGGAAATGATGGGACTTCGTAAAGTTAAGATTGGTAAAACAATTCGCTATGATCGACAAGATATCGAAAATGTAATTGAAAAAATGAAAAAGTGAAACGCCTGCAACGCGTGAGAACTCTAAGCTATCAGGAGGTAAAACAATGAAATTGTATTTAGTTTATGTAACCTTAACATCGTTTTTAACAATTTTATTACTAGCAATATCTAACATGTATGTCGCTTTTAGTGTGTACGGCATGATGGCAACTTATGGATTTAATTTAACAGGAGGATTAGAAAATGAATAATGAACAAAAAGAAGTAATAGAACACGTGGTTTATCAACTTGAGTTAAGTATCATGAATAATTTTGAAAGTTATGAACACACGGAATATGTTGATGGTATTGAAGTGGTTTCAGAGATCAGTCGTGAAAAGCACTTAGAATTGATAATGAAATGGTGCGCACAAGAATTAAAGAATAATTTTCAATTAGAAAAAGGAGAATAAATATGAATTGGGAAATTAAAGATTTGATGTGTGATATTGAAGTGATAAAAGAAAAAATCAATGATGTAGCTATCAAACATGGTTGGTTTGTTGAAGATAAATTTGTCAAAAATGAATTAGAAACAAAACAGGAACATATTAATTTTTCTGCTAGCTATTTAGAACATCGTATACAAAATGAACATACAGTTGAGTTATTACAGGTGTACTTAAAAGAATTCGGTGAACTTATACAAAAGTTTCATGAAATAGAAAAAGCATCATCTGAGAACTTTGGCGAGGAATCAGATGACGCAAAGAAATTAAAAATTACAGAGTAATTAATAAAAAATAACTATTTTTATTATAACATCTTTGCTCTGTTGTTTCATTAAGAGGTGCAAAAAATGAATGAAATTAAATTAGAATATGACACACATGTTTCAGTGGTACATTATGAAAGTTTAGACTCACGTTCATTTAAGAGCTTTTCAAAACCTAAATGGAGTAAGTTAATTAACAAACTGTCTGTGCCTATAGAAGCAAGTTATAAGTATGCACGTGGTGTTGCTGTTTACGGTGATATTAAAAACGGTGCAAATGATCATGGTGAAATTATCAAAAAGCATCGCAATGACGTTAATGTCGTATACAGAGATGTGATTGTACTTGATTACGATGAAATAAATGATTTAAAGCAATTACATGAAGCAATCAGCTCAGCTTTAAGCAATGTTGCATGGTATTGGCACACATCGTTTAGCCATACAACTGAACAAGCTAGAATACGCTTGTATATCCCTCTAAATGAGCGAATAAGTGCAGATGATTATCGTAAATATACAAAAGTATTAGCAAATAAAATTGGTCATAAAGTGGATGAAGGTTCATATCAGCCAAGTAGATGTTTTGCGCTACCAGTTATTCAAAAAGGACACATATTTATTAAACGAGTGAATGACTGTCCAATTATGGATGTTGATATGCTTGAACAGTGGTTAAAGGAGTATGAAGAATCAAATGGTAGTCCTAATGTCATAGGATACACGCGACGCGATAGTGAGTACTGGCGCGAGTTATGCTTTGGAACAACCGAAGGCAATCGTAACAATGCACTAGCTAGCTTAGTTGGGCATTTATTAAGATGTCACGTTAATGATTATATTGTTTATTCATTTGCTTTATTATGGGGGCAATTCGCATGTAAACCACCTATGAAAGAACAAGAAATCAACGCTACTTTTCAATCGATATTAAATAAACACTATAACAATTAGAAAGGAGCTTTGTATGGAAACAGGTAAAAGTGATGTACTTGATAAAATTGAAAAAATTAATAAAAAAGATAGTGCCTTACAAGAAATTATACCGAAAGGTTATGAAATTGAACATCATCAATGCGGTATTGCCTTAAATCAACTTATACCAAGTAAAAAAGAAGGCGAGCCAGATAAAAAGGTTTTTATCACAAGTACAATCCCTCAAATCACTGAACGCTTTGAAGATATTGAAAGTAACGAAGTCAGCTTTAATATGCTTTTCTATGACAATAAAACGCCTGTAAATATAGCAGTGAGTGCCGAAGAAATTTCAGATAGTCGTCAACTCTTGAAATTGGTTAATAAAAAGCTAGATGTAACATCGTCGACATCTACTAAACTTGTTGATTATATTAATGCATCTAAACGGTATAATCCACCATTGAATGTTAAAGTTGCAACGCGTTTGGGGCATGTGAAAGGTTATTTTATTTATCCTTATCAAGAAGTAATGAAAGACAGCAATGTCAAGTTGTTTAGCAATGATAAAGGGTTTCAAAAGTTAATAGACTCTTTTCGAAGTAAAGGAACACTACAAGGTTACTCTAAAAAGGTGTTTGCTCAAATAAAAGATTTACCAATGGTAATGGTTATGTTGTATGCATCTTTAGGCTCAGTTTTATTAAGAGAATTTGGATTACAACCCTTTATTGTAGAAATATCAGGTAGTACATCCACAGGTAAAACATTCACACTCAACTTAGTATCAAGTGTTTGGGGAACCAGTGACCTTATTACGACATGGAGTTCTACTCAAAATAGTATTGAATCAATGGCGTCATTTTTGAACTCATTTCCAATGTTTAAAGATGATACACGTAACACACATCCTAAGTTTGTTACCAGTGCCACATATAACTTTTCTAGTGGTGAAAGTAAATCGAGAAGTAATATTAATTTAACGCTAAACGCTAAAAAAGAATGGCGAAATATTTTAATTTCTACTGGAGAATCATCTATCGCAAATATGGCTGATGAAAAAGCTGGTGTATCAGCACGTGTAGTTACATTACAAGATCAACCATATCCAGATAATTTTGATTTTACCACATTAGACAAGTCGTTTAGGGAGAACTATGGAACGTTAGGGTTGGCATTTATTAAACAATATGAGTCTAAAAAAGACGTGTATAAGAACGCTTTTGAAAGCTATCAACGGTATTTTAATCAAAAAGGTAGTAATGAAATCATGCAACGTTTAGGACGTGCCTTTGCGTTACTACAAGTTACCGGTGAGGTTTTGAATGATATTGATGGATTTGAACATGACCATTTTAAAATTATTGAACAAGCCTATGACAGCATGGTTAAAAACAATAAGACAATTGATAAACCTAAGCAACTTTTAGAGGAAATACTACAATATTTAGATGCAAATAGAAATAATATCGTTGGTGATGGTTATAGTTCAGTCAAAAATGGTGACATCAAAGCTATATATAAACGTGATTATTTATGTATATTAGGTGAAACAGTCAAAGAGAAGTTAACACACGAATTGCAAACCATCACAGGACAATGGGACAAAAAAGGATATTTAATTAAAGGTGAAAAAGACAGGTTACAAAAACAGGTCAAACATCAAACGGTAAAGTATAGGGGATTTGCTATAAGGCAAGAAGTACTAAAAGAATTTGGATTTGATTTTTCCAATTCATACAATCCTAATTCTAATTATTGAGTAGTACCCGCATGTACCCGTTGAGTAACCATAAATAAATGTATAACGGGTACTCAATAAACACAGTAATATCAAGCATCTAAAGTCATTAGTACCCGAAGTACCCAATGTTTATTAATAGTGTTTAATTAAAATAAGTTGTTTTTTGTAAGAGAGTTTATATAATGCAGATTTCCTATTATATAAAATACGGGTACAACGGGTACTTTTTGCATAAAGTAACGTAGTGATAAGAGTTTGATAGTACCCGAAGTAAAAGAATCACTGGGACTCACTGGGTACTAGTCCCTCTTAAAATAAAAAATACCAAATTAATGCTGGAGGTTACACATGGATAAAGAACAACTTAAAAAGTATATATACGATTATGTAAAAGAATATAAGGAGATACCGATATATCAGTTAGAAGATTTGTTTAAAGAAATGAATCACGACTATATAGGGAGAACTAGTATCACACACGATAAGGATGAGAATGTAGTATTTTGGAGTGGATGGAACAAAATTACAATGTTTGCGCTGATTGAATTAGTTAAAAGTGAACAACTTGATTTAGTGTATAGAGGTAGTTTTGTAATGCGTTATTTGTTGGATGGTAGAGTTCCTAACTTACCATTAGCTATTTGTTATCCAGAAGATGGACAACAAACGGACGTGCCCTCATGGGTGCCTATGGTATTAAGAATAAATAAAGAGGAGAAAATCAAATGAACATAGAAACTATTGTAAACCAATTTGAAACACGAGCAGGCACGTTATTAAGGTACTACACGGGGTTATTAGAACATAGTAAAGTGCAACCGTATTGCTTTAAGTTATACAATGATCCATTTGATATGGTTTATGTGATGATGAACGGTAAGCTATTCGGTCATGTATATATTAAAGATTGTAAAGTAAGGCAATCATTTGAATTAGCGTCACCTAAGCACACTGAGGGGCTTATAAGAAGTATAGAAGGTCATTATGTAGGTTATGAATTACATGACGGTAAACAGCTTTCTATTAGCGATATGATGGCCAGTCAATTGTTTGAAGATGAGTATTTTATGTATGGATTACAAACATATGCAGAATCAAATAATAGTGATGTGTTTAAGTACTTAGAAAATGGATTTGATACAGATACACTTGAGGGCATTCAATCGAGTAATACTGATGTGATAGCGAATATTGAAATGTTGTATCAGTTAGCTACGGGAATCAATGAACCAGCACCAGAGTTAGTTGAGGGGTTGAGATTAGTAACTGAGTTTGTACAAGATGAGAATGCGACACAAGAGGATTACAAGGCGTTAGAACGTAAATTGAATGATCTAAAAGCGTCTTACTATAGCTTGAGTAAATAATGTTATGAGGGGTCACATGTAGTGTGTGGCTCCTAATAAAATACTACGATTTTATACGAGGTATAGCAGTTTAAAATGGTAAGGTTTTCGGAAGGTGTTGGCTTTTAAAATCGGAAGGTATACAGTCTTTGAGAATTGAAAAAATGGCAAGATTTGTGCAAGGTGTGCGAACTTTGTTAACGCTAATACAAGCTAAAGTTTGTGTTTTTGGTATAGGCCTAAAAGTTAAGTTTGTTCGCGATTTGTTCGTATAATTTTGACGAACTTAAGTTCTATATGAGAATAATGTAAAAAAGTCGTTTTTAAGTTGATAACATGATTCTATAGGTGTTATATACGACAAGCTAAGCAACTGACAAAGCGCGCTACAAAGCGAACATAAGTTTGTTTTAGGTCAGTGAAAATGGTATAATTTAGGTATGAAATAATTAAAAGAAAGAGGTGTAGAAATGCAAAGTATCGCAGAAAAAGAGACGTATCATTTACCCACCGAACACCTGCAAGTTTTCAATGTGATAAAAAATACGTCCAATAAATATATTACTAAAACTAAAATCTTAAATCAATTGGGATATGAATATAATTCAAGCAATGAACGATGGTTACGAAGAGTAATCAATTCATTAGTATATGATTATGGCTATCCTATCGGATGCAGTTATAAACATAGTGAACGTGGTTATTACATCATTACGACAGAACAAGAAAAGCAACAAGCGATGAGAAATATTAAGAAATTAGCTGATGGCAGTATGAAACGCTATGAAGCTTTGAAACGAATTAAAGTGTAAAGGGGATAAAAATGAAAACTGAATCGTACTTTAAAGAATACAACCAATTTGTAATAGATCAACAAAAGGCTATACAAGAATTGGAACAAGAGCGTAATGCATTGGAAAGTAAAATAAAGTTAGATAAGTCCACATACAAACAGTTAATCATGGATGGACAAGATGACAAGGCAGATAACCTATATCAAGCAACAGATGCTGATGAAAAGAAACTAAAAGCACTTAATAAACGCTTAGAGACAAAGAAAAGTGTATCGAAAGAAGTTAAATATCAAAAGACAATTGAGTTATTAAAACATCAAAGCGAGTTGTCATCATTATATGAATCAGAAAAACAATCAGCTTTAGGTAAATTAAAAAAGGTAGTCGATGCATATAATGAGATCATTGATGAAATAGAAGATATTAATGATAGATATGAAGATGAGCATCAGCAATATGCGAGTATTTATAGTCAAGAACAATTATATGATGATAAAGAGGCTAGGGAAGCATTGAATGGCTACTTTAGAGAAAATATATTTACATCATATATTAATGGTAATGATTTGCCATACGAACACAATAACAAGTTGTTTTTAAAACGTTAAAAAGAAAGGGTAATTAAATGGAAACAAAATACGAGTTAAATAATACTAAAAAGGTCGCAAATGCATTTGGTTTAAATGAAGAAGATACAAATCTATTAATAAATGCAGTTGATTTGGATATTAAAAACAATATGCAGGAGATTTCAAGTGAGTTACAACAATCAGAACAGTCTAAGCAAAAGCAATATGGTACAACGCTACAAAATTTAGCTAAGCAAAACAGGATTATTAAATAGCAATGATTGCCTATCCAATTCGGGTAGGCTCTGTTTATAGGGGTGAATAAATGAAACTGCTTAAAACGAAGAATTGTTTATATTATCGTAATGGTGACAATAAATTATCTGATTATCAACTATTAACGCAATTTAACCCAGCATTTATTAATAAGAAAATTAAGATGTGTGAATTCCAAATTGAAAGTATGTACCATCTGAGTGCGTCGACCACAACATGTGATGAAATAATGGGGGTCGTGTCTGTCTCATATCCAATTGAAAAACTAGTTATCAAAATCATTGAAACAAAGGCAAGATTACAAAACTATAAAAAACGATCTATAAGTAATATGGCATTACTGAAAAATGTACTTACCTTTTATACAGAAAAAGAGAAGAAGCAAGTTGTAAAATATATGCGTTCAAATGGACGATATAAGCCCTACAACGTCATTGAACGCTTACAGGTTGATTTGTATCAAGCAAGTATTAAACAACGTTCAGATCGTCAAAAACAAAGAAATACAGCAATTGAAAACAGTAAGATTGCACGAGTAAATGCATATCACCAATCTTCATATGTAAAAGTGGTGTAACAATGGATAAAAAGCAAATAAAAGACTTCGTTTGTGATTATCATAAGCGAACTAGAAGTGATGTGTTGATAGATGATGAAATAAATACCGATGAATTCTTTTCAATAGGTGATGAAAATTCTAATGAATGGATGGCAGACGATAACATTGATGATCATATTGTAAAGAATCACTTAGAAATGATTGTTGACCAAGTAGCTAATGATAAAGAGTTTTATATTTTCGATTCTTTAATACAAGGACGTAGTTTTAAAGATATTAGCAATGTCTTAGAGTGTTCAGAACAATCTGTAAGATTATGGTATGAAACCTTATTAGATAAAATTGTGGAGGTGATAGAATGAGTGAGTTAACGGCAAAACAAGCGCGTTTTGTGAATGAGTATATAAGAACACTTAATGTAACACAAAGTGCCATAAAAGCAGGCTATAGCGCAAATAGCGCACATGTGACAGGGTGTAGGTTATTGAAGAAGCCACACATCAAGCAATATATACAAGAACAAAAAGATAAGATTATAGATGAGAATGTGTTAACCGCAAAAGAGTTACTACATGTGCTTACGAATGCGGCAGTCGGTGATGAGACAGAAACGAAAGAAGTTGTGGTCAAGCGTGGAGAATATAAAGAGAATCCACAAAGTGGCAAAGTACAGTTAGTCTATAACGAACATGTCGAACTGATAGAAGTGCCAATTAAGCCTAGTGATCGTTTAAAAGCTCGTGATATGTTGGGCAAATACCATAAGTTATTTACAGAAAAGCATGATAAAAACGGTAATGTACCTATATTCATTAATATTGGTGAATGGGATGGCGATGATGAGGAGGTAGATAAGGCAGTGCGAGATGTATCTAACGCTAATCCTAATCATACTGTGATTGTCGATGATATTCCGTTAGAGGATTGAAGAAAATGAAGCTATGCTATTTATAAATTAATACTAATTAGTTTGATACCATAGCTTATTTACTGAGAAAGTAGACTTAAATGTAACAACACCAGTGTTTATTGATAATATTGGTGGGTTTGAGGAGTAGCAATAAAATAAAGGAGGTAATTGTGTAAAATATCTCTTTTTGTTATTTCTTATTTATTTACAACCGATAAAATTAAATGTATTATATATATAACGATCTAGCCATAACTCTATTCGGGTTATGGCTACTTTTATAGGGGTAAATTTATGAAGCCATTTGAAAGTCATAATAAACAATTGAAAATTCTAAGAAGAAGAGGAATGGAAGTACCGAGTAGTGCTAAAAGAGATTTAGAAAATGAAAATTATTATAATATCATAAATGGTTATAAAGATTTATTTTTAGAACTAGATGTTAATGGTAATTTTTTGGTTCCTGATAAATATAAGCAAGGTACTCATTTTAAAGAAGTCTTTTCTTTATACAAACTAGATAGAAAATTTAGGAATGTTTTATTAGAGTATTTGTTAGTATTTGAAACTCATATTAAATCAAGAATTTCATATTATTTTAGCGAAAAATATAGAGAACCACATTCATATTTATACTTTAAAAATTATTCATCTGACACAAGTAAGACAGATAGCATCGTGAAAATGGTTGCTACATTTAGCTCGGTTATGAGTAATAGAAAAAATAAACCATTAAAACATTATATTAATACTCATAATGGAGTGCCACTATGGATATTGGTGAATTATTTAACTTTAGGTAATGTTTCAAAAATGTATTCCAATTTGGATGATGATCTTCGATTGGAAGTTGCTAAAGACTATAAAAGGAAATTGGAAAGAGATTATAAAACACGTGTTCAAATAACTCCATCAGATGTAGACAGTATACTACAACAAGCACATATGTTTCGTAACGTGTGTGCGCATGAAGAAAGATTGTATGATTATAAAATAGACAGGGCTAAAAGTAGAGCTAATATATTCGCCAATTATAACAAAATATACGATAAAGAATACGTTCCTACAATGAATGGTAGTTATGTATTCGATTTGTTGATTTCACTATGTCTATTTTTGAATAAACATGATTACATAAAATTGATGAAAAATATGGATAAACTAATAAGTAATTATTCACATTCTTTCTATACAATTACTATAGATGACCTATATACAAAAATGAATTTTCCAGATCAAACAAAAATACTGGATATGTTATAAAAGATATTTTTTAATGTCACTTACGAGTGGCGTTTTTTTATTTTAAGACGCTGAGAAACGCCCTGTGTTGCAGTGGGAAATGGGAACCACGTACAAATATACTTTAACTGTAAATGTGGCGCCTTGAAATATGGCTTTAAACATCGCTGGTTAATCGATTTTCGAGATTGGTCGAAGATTGAAGCATGTGAAAGAAAATGACCTAGCACATGGAGAATTGGGTAATTGGTTGAAAAATATCAACTTAGATAGAACACAAGCTCATCGTTTCATTAAAGTTTCTGAAGAAATTAAAGATGTTGGCACATACCAACATTTAGGTCTGAGAGCTTTATCGGAAATAGCTAGCTTACCTGTACCAGAACGCACCAAAATACACATAACATCAAACAGCAAAACTAAAATTCCATACTAAATGTTTATGAATTTAACTGCAGAACTCAATTTTGAGCCTTGTAAAATTACATAAATTAGTTATATAAATATTATTTATGGGTATTATATAAACGGGAGGGGCAACGTTATTACTTGCCTATTAGAACATGGAATGGTTCCGCCTCGCCTAATCAGGTATTAGGTGACTAATGGGGAGAAATCAGTTGAAATGATATAGTCATGTCTATTTAAGCAGGTGCGTTACACACCTGCTTTCTATTTACATTTAAAGATAAAATGTGCTATTATTTTACTAGAACTTTTTAACATTTCTCTCAAGATTTAAATGTGCATAACAGGCAGGTACTTCGGGACTTGCCTATTTTTTTATGTTATAATTACATGCGTATATAGTAGGAGTGAACTATATAGCCCGGCAGAGGCCATATATCTGACTGTTGGTCTCACAGGAGACATCTTCCTTGTCATCACTCATATACATATATCTTGATAACATAGAGTTGTTATAGTCGCTACATCACCCGTTATTTGGGTGGTTATTTTTTATTCATAAACTTCTATTTCAAAATGATTACATGCGATAATAAAAATTTTTTCACACGTTGCAGGCAGTGAATACGTATTTGAATACGTTAATTATGAAGTGATGTTAATTGATGTGAAGTATATAGTTATTAAAACATTGTAATATCAATTGTTATAAATTAATATAAACTAACGAAAAACACTTATTTCATCGAGTGGGAATAATTATATATAGCAGGCTGGGACATAAATCAATGTTCTATGCTCTACGAAGTTATATTGGCAGTAGTTGACTGAACGAAAATGCACTTGTAACAAGCTTTTTTCAATTCTAGTCAGGGGCCCCAACAAAGAGAAATTGGATTTCCAATTTCTACAGACAATGCAAGTTGGGGTGTGAGCCCTAACACAGAAAATTCATTTTATTGAATTTTACATTTATGTGCAAGTTGGGCAAAGTGTCTTATTTTTTCAAAGTATTTAAAAGTAAAATTACATGTTAATACGTAGTATTAATGGCGAGACTCCTGAGGGAGCAGTGCCAGTCGAAGACCGAGGCTGAGACGGCACCCTAGGAAAGCGAAGCCATTCAATACGAAGTATTGTATAAATAGAGAACAGCAGTAAGATATTTTCTAATTGAAAATTATCTTACTGCTGTTTTTTTAGGGATTTATGTCCCAGCCTCTTGATGATTTAAAATTACAATAAGGACGGAAAAGGGGTAAGGTGTTCTAAGTTTGCGTTTTAATTCATCAATAAGGCAATTTTCCGTGTTTATTTTTATATAAAATTTCATATTGTTTAGGATCTTCTTGTTTTAAATCATAAATTATAGTTTCGTCTACTATTTTTTCTAATTCAAGTGTATTAAAGCTCCAGTCATTTGTTGTTATTATAAATATTTTTTGGACTGGGTTGTTATTTATATGATTAATTAGCCTAGGAGTATCTGTTTCTATTATTAGAGCAGATTCTACAGGATAGTAAATAGCAAAGTCTCCGTGATAAATTGTGTTTCTTTCATAGAGGTTAACCTCTAAGGTTAAATTACTCAATTTGAAGATTGTGTTTTGAGTTATATTTTTAGGAATAATTCGATTATCTACTATTTGTTTTAGGTTGCCTATTGAACGAGTGTGTATCGTCCCTTTTGTGTAATCGGAATTATTTAAAGCTCTTAAAACAGTTGTTAATTTATACTCGTTAATATAACCCTTTACTAAAGCCATCCGTTTATCGCTACCTATAAAATCTTTCAGTTTTTTGTTGAATTCATTTTTGTTGTGCATAATATTTTATCCTTTCCATTAGTTGATTGTTTTCATTTGTTCAAATCTCTATCCATTTACTCGGTTACAGGGCTGTGTATTTGCAGAGTAATATTATGATTGGAATAACCAACGCGTTCCGTATTCGTTTTGAGTGACGCAGCTAGCTACGATAATAGTGACATGTGGCTTATAACACATTGTGTAATTTATTGTGTGTTTTGTGATGTCTATATTGGTTGCAGATTGTTGTATATTTCACTTAAAGGGCATTTATATAAAAAAAGAGGCCAGATGACGTATCATCTGACCTTCAGCTAAAACGCTGAGAATATGTCATTCTTCAAGAGAATGAAGCCGGAATGGTTACCGGGAATTTGTAAACCAATTATATCAGATGTAATATTACAATTCAATTAGAAAAGAACTTTATCTTTAATTGCTTTTCGATTTCATTCATGTCATCTTCTGAAATTATTATCGTTCCAGTAGGATCAGAATCATTTATTTTGCTTATACGTCTTTTGCTTATTGTTGTAATTGCTGATATATTAACGTATGTATCTTTCCCTTTGTGCTTGGAATAAACACCTATCACTCTATACAGTTCATTAGCTTTTTGATTTAAGTTAGACAAAAGCTTTTTATCTTCTGTGCTAAGTTTAATGTCAATATCTCTATATTTTTGGGCTAATGCTTGTACTTTACTACTGATATCGATAATCTGTTTTTTTTAAATCTGTTGTTGTTAGATTTAGCACCGATTCGTTTAACTTCAAATAATTTTTATTACCTTTGGAAGAAAGTGGAACTATTGTAACTGTTTCTTTTCCTTTATTGTCTTTGTTATCTAATATTACACAAAAATGATTACCAGAAAACTCACTTCCAATATTACTCCCTAGTTTTACATATACCACTGTTCCTCTACTATATGATTTATAATATCTTTTTTTATTGCTTGTAACATCGCTATGTATAGCAATTGAATAAAACTCTAGCCAATGAGGCATGTATATAACTTTCAAGTTTTTACTATCGGATTTTGAATAAGCTTGTTTTAGTTTTTTGTTTGACGTATTTAATTTACTATTTGCTTGATTGATATTTTTAGACATTAAATAGTGTTCTCCTAATCAATTTATTCTTCTTTATATCAGCATTATTAGCACTGAAATTAACATGAATGGTACGAAAATAGATGTTACTATAAAACCAACAATTTTATTAGGTGGAACTCATCAATTTTGTATTTAACAAATTTCGCAATGACCTCCTATTTATCCGCTTTTTATAGTTCATGTATGTGTAAAAAAGCCTATATTGAACATCTAATTATAAACGAATTCCTAATGCTAAAAGCAATCTAACTTACTTAAATATTATTATGAGTTTTTATTGAAATTAAATAAATTTAAACTATTTTTTAGTCTCTCCATATCGTTGGAAGTTGGTTCTTTATATAATCAGATAAATTAGAATCTTCAAGTAATGTGTCTTTAAAAAGTTCAGTTTCTAAATCAACTCTAATATTTGAAGTTAGAAAATTTTTTATTTCATAAATAGTTTCACAATCAATTTTGTTGCTGCCATATATATACACTATATTTAATTAAATCATTTAGTACATTTAAAAGAATTTGATGAACTTATACAAAAGTTTCAAGAAATAGAAAAAATATCTTCTGATATAAGTTTTGCGACCGAATTAAATGACGCACAAAAATTGTTATATTAGAGGCACAAAAAATGGATGAAATTAAATTAAAATGCGATATACATGTTTCAGTGGTGTTGCTGTGTATGGTGATATTAAAGTCTGTGAAAATAATCATGGCGAATTAATCAAAAAGCACTGCAATTATAAAAATATTATATATATGTAATTGTATTTTATTATGATGAAGTAAATGATTTAAAGCAGATACATGATGCGTTCAGATCAGTTTAAAGCAGTGTTGCATAGTTTTCGCACACTATAATACATTCAATCATACAATTGAAACGTATAGAGTGTTTTTGTAGATACCGTTGAATAAGAAGATAAACGTAAAAGATTATCGTAAATATAAAAAACTTTAGTAAATAAAATTGTTCATAAAGTGGATGAAGGTTTATATCAGTCAAGTAGATTTACATTACAAGTTATTCAAAAGTACATATATTTGTTAAGGGAGTGAACGATTATCCAATTCAGCATGTTTTTTGCTCTTATTATTCCTTTTTATTGATTCATAATAAGTACTTCTAAGACTTTGCACATTAATGGATATTGAATATTGATACGCATTCTGTTAAATGATTTCTATTTCGTCTCGTGATTAGCAATATTTGCTTTAAAACATCATTTTCCATTTTTAAATGTTGAACTTCTTTGCGTAATTTTATTAACTCTTTTTCATCACTTTTTAAATTATCTTGATGATTGAAGGACCCAGTATTTTGGTGTTGTTTTATCGGATTTGAGAAAGTTGAGGTTGTTAAATCATACTCGCGTATAATTTCATTTTTAGGCTTACCATTTTCATATAATCTAACCTTTTGTAACTTAAACTCTGAACTAAATGATCTTCTTTCTCTTGTCGTAATAAAATAGCCTACTTTCTTAAATTAACAATATCTATTCTCATAGAATTTGTTCAATTAAGTGTAGACGATTCACTGACACATCATAAGTACGTTAGGAATTTTGATCGTTCATTGTTATTGCTTTATGTTTTAGGAAATGTGCTATTGAAGGGTTTAAAGATGTTTGGAATTTCTTGGTTTCTTGACTTATATAGTTATGAAAGAGGGCGTTGTCCTTTATTAAATTTCTGAGATCAGAAATGCTATAAATAAAGTGATTAAGATTTTTTGTTTTCATGTAATTTAAGAAATGGATTTGTTTTTTGTGGGTTATTTTTAATTCTGTTCTGAAATGGTTTGAATTTTGCAGTTGCAAATATGGTAGCTGCATCTTTTGACAAAGTAATAGAACCTTTTTCTTCTGGTACCATGATATTCACTCCTTGTACAATTTGATTTAAAGTTTATAAAATAATTTTACTATGTATAATAATTTGTGTAAATAGTTTCTTATTGTTACCGAATAATTTGTTTGGAAGCGTTATGTAATGCCAATCAACACCAAAGTCCTCATGTCCTCATTCCTTTTGCGACTACATATATTGTTAATAATATTGAAATTATAAACTGATAGTGATAATTTAGTTAACTGACCCATGAGAGTAGGAACCCCACCATACGGGAATTTCGAAATCATGGGTTTTTTGTTTTAAAGGATTGATGCAATAGATAAAGTAGCCATTCTAATATATGGAGTATTTATCAACTAAAAATTAAAACAGATATGAATTTTCTTCATTAAATAATTTTTCTATAAGGAAACAGAGGCAACGCTACTGTCACCTCTGCTTGAAATAATTAGGTTGAAATACTCTGAGTCTAAAGTCCATACCCAAATCGCTCAAATCCTCCAAACCTCCGACTACATCTCCAAACCCCAAAACACCAATACTTACCAAAGCATTGATATAAGTGCCAATACTGGCAATGTGCCTTGTTTGAAAAAGATACTAATATTGCTTGAAAGGCCACCATAAATAGCAACGCCAATGATATACACTAAAATAGCTGCGCATATTTCTTTTGGATTACTGCTGATAAATAAACCGTATATTAGCAAAACTCCGATTAAACCATTATATACGCCTTGATTCTTCAAAAGTACGTTAATATTTTTGTCTTTCAATTTATCGACGCTTATATTAAATGTCTCGCTGGTCTTTCTGGAAGTTGTAGCAATCGTTTCAAGGTACATAATATAGAAAAATTCTAATGCCACAAATATGATTAAAATTGTCGAGATGATATTCACTGTAACGCTCCTTTAGTATTAAATATTTTCTTGTAAAAATGATTGCAGTGTCTGTGGTTGATCATTGACTAATTGTTGGAATTCATTGGATTCTTGGTCTAATAGTCCTCTTGCTCCTGCGTCGTACATTGATGCCAATAATGCACCAAAGCCTTTAGGTTCATCGTACATTTCTGCAAATGTCTCTAATGAAACGGGTTCATATTTAATTTCTGTGCCTGATGCCTCAGATAAAATTGCAGCAAGTTCCTTCATATCATAACTGTAGCCTGATAATAAATAACGTTTGCCCCAAGTATCTGGATTTTTAATAATAGCAATGACACCTCTAGCAATATCATTTCTAGTAATATAATTAATACGACCATCACCAGCTGGATAAATCAGTTTATGCATATTCATCAATTCTGGTAAATATGGTTTAAGTGGATCCATGTACATCGCCATTCTTACATACGTATAATCAATGCCACTTGTTGCCAATAAACGTGATGCATATCCGAAATAAGGGCTCATATGGAATGGATTATTATGCTGATCTGCGTAATAACCTATGAAAATGATATGAGCAACGCCACTTTGCTTTGCGGCATATACTAAATTTTCCACTTCAGGAATACGTTTAAATGATGGATGGATAATACTTGGAATAAACACAACGGTGTCGATGCCTTTAAATGCTTTTACCATGCTTTCTTGATTAAAATAATCTAATTGTCGAACAGAAACTTTTCCGCGCCAATCTTCTGGAACTTTCTCAACATTTCTAACACCAATGTGAAAATGATCTATGTGATTTGCAATGGCTTGATTTGTAATATGTGTGCCTAAATGACCTGTAGCACCTGTTAACATAATATTCATTCACTTCATCTCCTAATCTTTATATACATAACATAATACTTATTCGATGATTTTCAAAACATTTGATTTTATAAAAAATTGCAATCTGTATTTATTGTCGCCGTGTATAGTAAATACGCATATGTTATTAATGTTAAAAATACCGTAATGACGCGTTTTAGTTGATGCGTGTCACCATGATCTTTGAAAATTTTGACATGGTACTGCGACGATATGATGTCATTTTTGTGTCTGAAAGTTTTACAGTTTTTAAAATTAAAATGGTTTAAAGTGTGAATTGTATAAAAAAGAGTCTTGACGGATAAGAATTGATTATTAACAGTTAGCATTTTATTAATTACCTTAACAATGATTCAAGTTTAGTTAAATGAGGTTTAATTTGAAAGGGAATAGCGCCTCAATATAATGTAGGTAGATTGTTCATATTACGTAATTGAAAAATCAAATTTAAATAGATTGGGGCTAAAAATTATGAAATTTAAAGCGATAGCAAAAGCAAGTTTAGCATTGGGAATGTTAGCAACAGGTGTAATAACGTCGAATATACAATCAGTACAAGCGAAAACAGAAGTTAAACAACAAAGTGAGGCTGATTTAAAACTTTATTATAATGGACCAAGTTTTGAATATAAAAAAGTAACTGGATATGGATTTATTGAAGGTAAAGATAGATTCATTGATTTTATATACAATGGACAATATAATAAAATATCTTTAGTTGGTTCTGATAAAGATAAATATAATGAAGAAGTTAACCCAGATATAGATGTGTTTGTCGTTAGAGAAGGAAACGGTAGACAAGCTGATAATCATTCGATTGGTGGCGTAACAAAAACTAATAGAGGAGTGTATTACGACTATATACACTCTCCAATCCTTGAAATTAAGAAAGGTAATGAAGAACCACAAAATAGTCTGTATCAAATTTATAAAGAAAATATCTCATTAAAAGAACTTGATTATAGATTACGAGAACGTGCAATCAAACAACACGGCTTGTATTCAAATGGTCTTAAACAAGGTCAAATTACAATTACTATGAAAGATGGCAAATCACATACTATCGATTTAAGTCAAAAACTTGAAAAAGAACGTATGGGTGATTCTATCGACGGCAGACAAATACAAAAAATTCTAGTAGAAATGAAATAATACTTTCTAACGACAAAGCGCTATGTTGAATCGTGCTTGTTATGGAAATATATGGAAGTTAAGCGACGTACTGTTGCTTAGCTTCTTTTTTGAGGGCAAAGTTACAAAACTCACACAAACAGTCGCAGCACGCATTATCTTTTACTTAACTAGCTTAATCATATTTTATGAATAGTTAAAAAAGGGTTAATGTGAATATCAGCATACAGCTCCTATAATATGGTTGTATGATTCAATTTACGTAATAAAACAATCTAATCTAATATATTGGAGCATACAATTATGAAAATGAAATCAATTGCAAAAGTAAGTTTAGTGTTGGGTATTTTAGCTACAGGTGTAAATACTGTAACGGAACAACCGGTGCATGCCGAAAATAAACATGTTCAAGTAAGCCAAAATAGTAAAAATTTAAAAGCGTACTATACTCAACCTAGTGTTGAATATAAAAATGTGACAGGTTATATCAGTAGTATTCAACCTAAACCAGGCACTAAATTTTTGAATATGATAGAAGGTAATACAGTTAATAATCTAGCTTTAGTTGGCAAAGATAAGGAACACTATCATACGGGTGTACATCGCAACCTTGATATATTTTATGTTAATGAGGATAAGAGATTTGAAGGTGCAAAGTACTCGATTGGTGGTATCACAAAAGCAAGCGATAAAGTTGTCGACCAAGTAGCAGAAGCAAGAGTCATTAAAGAAGATCACACTGGTGAATATGATTATGACTTTTTCCCATTTAAAATAGATAAAGAAGCAATGACATTAAAAGAGGTTGATTTTAAAATAAGAAAACATCTTATTGATCATTATGGTCTTTATGGTGAAATGAGTTCAGGAACAGTTACTGTCCAAATGAAATACTATGGCAAGTATACAATTGAATTGGATAAAAAGTTACAAGAAGACCGAATGGCCGATATCGTCAAAGTCATAGATATTGATAGGATTGAAGTCAAAGTTAAAAAAGCATAATGCTTAGACTGGTCGTCGTAATGAATTGAAATTGCAATAGTGAGGTTAAGTGATGATAAAACGTTACTTAACTTCTTTTTTATGTCTTAAAATCATTTCAAAGATACATAGTAACACCACATAAACCTCGAAAGTACTCATTATTTTTTGCTTAAATGACTTAATAATATTTCAACAATTGTTAAACGAGGGTTAATGTGAATAGACCAATATGTCCTCTATAATGAAGTTGTATGATTCTAATTACGTAAAGAACAATCGAATAATTACGATTGGAGCATACAACTATGAAAATAAGAACAATTGCGAAAGCGAGTATAGCGTTAGGGCTTGTAACAACAGGTGCAAGTATAGTAACAACGCAATCGGCCAATGCAGAAGTAGCATCAGCACTTAAAGCAGGACAGTTAGCAAAGATAAACGTATCAACAAGCGCAATCACAACGACAGCGCAAGCAGTGAACGCAGAACAAAATCATACGGCTAATCCTGAACAGGCGGCAAAGTCTAACACAGAAAATGTATCAACATCGCTTTCAACTCAAACAGAACAGACGCCAAAATCTAACATACAAAAAGCAACACAACCAGCACCAAGCGGAACAACTCAGTCTTTACCAAATGCACAACCGCAATCAACACAACCAACACCAAGTGTAACAACACCGCCTTCATCTAATGTTGAAACACCACAACCAACATCGCCAACCACAAAACAAGCACAAAAGGAAATAAACCCTAAATTTAAAGGTTTAAGATCATATTATACGAAATCAAGTTTAGAATTTAAAAATGAGTTGGGTATAATTATCAAAAAATGGACAACAATAAGATTTATGAATATTGTTCCAGATTATTTCATATATAAAATAGCTTTAGTTGGAAAAGATGATAAGAAATATGGTGAAGGCGTGCATAGGCATGTCGATGTATTTATCGTTTTAGAACAAAATAAATATGGCGTAGACAAATACTCGGTCGGTGGTATCACAAAAGCAAATAGAAAGAAAGTTGATTACAAAACTGGAATAAGTATTACTAAAGAAGATAAAAAAGGTACAATCTCACATGATGTTTCAGAATACAAGATTACTAAAGAAGAGATTTCCTTGAAAGAACTTGATTTTAAATTGAGAAAACAACTCATTGAACAACATAATTTGTACGGTAATATTGGTTCAGGAACAATCGTTATTAAAATGAAAAATGGTGGAAAGTACACGTTTGAATTACACAAAAAATTGCAACAACATCGCATGGCAGATGTTATTGATGGTACAAATATTGATAGAATTGAAGTGAATCTAAAATCATCGTGATGGATACTACATAGAACCGTTGAACGATGAAATGAGAAGTTAAGCGACAATGACCTACATCATTGCTTAGCTTCTTTTGTTTTGCGTAATGATGTTAAGGGAAATTATTCACTTGTTTGTAAAAGTGACATCTCAATGTCTTGAAAATGATGCAATGCCCAATGTGCAAGCGTTGAATCGCTTCGAAACCATCTGTATTTAACGAAAATTATGGATTACTTAACGATGATTCAAATATAGTTAAACATGGTTTAATGTGAATAGACCGATACGTCTTCTATAATGTAGTTGTATGATTCTAATTACGTAAAGAACAATCGAATATAATAGATTGGAGCATACAACTATGAAAATGACACAAATTGCGAAAACCAGTTTAGCACTATCACTTTTAACAACAGGTGCAAGTATAGTAACAACGCAATCGGCTAATGCAGAAGTAGCATCAGCACTTAAAACAGAACAGGCAATAAAATCTAAAATACAAAAAGTAACAACATCGCCTTCAACAAAAGTAAAAGCAACACAACCAACACCAAGCGTAACTACAACAACTCCGCCTTCACCAAATGTACAACCGCAATCGCCACAACCAACACCAAGTGTAACAACTCCGCCTTCACCAAATGTACAACCGCAATCGCCACAACCAACACCAAACCCAACAACACCGCATTCATCTAATGTCGAAACAAAACAACCGCAATCGCCAACCACAAAACAAGCACAAAAGGAAATAAACCCTAAATATAAGGATTTAAGAACATATTATACGAAACCGAGTTTAGAATTCGAAAAGCAATTTGGCTTTATGCTGAAACCATGGACGACAGTTAGGTTTATGAATGTTATACCAGATTGGTTCATTTATAAAATAGCTTTAGTTGGAAAAGATGATAAGAAATATAAAGATGGGCCATACGATAATATTGATGTATTTATCGTTTTAGAGGACAATAAATATCAATTGAAAAAATATTCTGTCGGGGGTATCACGAAGACAAATAGTAAAAAAGTTGATCACAAAGCAGAATTAAGCATTACTAAAAAAGATGAGAAAGGCAAAATCTCACACGATGATTCAGAATATAAGATAACTAAAGAAGAGATTTCCTTGAAAGAGCTTGATTTTAAATTGAGAAAGCAACTCATTGAACAACATAATTTGTACGGTAATATTGGTTCAGGAACAATTGTTATTAAAACGAAAAACGGTGGGAAGTACACGTTTGAATTGCATAAAAAATTACAAGAACATCGCATGGCAGATGTCATAGATGGCACTAGTATCGAAAGAATTGAAGTGAATCTAAAATCATCGTGATGGATACTGCATAGAACCGTTGAACGATGTACCGAGAAGTTGAGTGACAAAAATTTACATGTTGCTCAGCTTCTTTCGTGTTGCACAGTGGTATAAGAAGACGAATATTTGATGTTGACCACACATAACATGCTTATGTCCTAAATGTGTCTAAAAATACCAATCTATCAAGCGTTGAAGTACAACAAAAGTCATTTTTATTTAACGAACATTATGGATTCCTTAATTTAATTAACGATGATTCAAATATAGTTAAACAAGGTTTAATATGAATAGAGACATACGCCAACTATAATAAAGCTGTATGATTCAATAAACGTAATCGAACAAATCTAATAATTACGATTGGAGCATACAACTATGAAGATGACAGCAATTGCGAAAGCCAGTTTAGCTCTAAGTATTTTAGCGACTGGGGTTATAACATCAACGGCTCAAACTGTAAATGCGAGCGAACATGAATCAAAATATGAAAATGTGACAAAAGATATCTTCGACTTGAGAGATTACTATAGTCGCGCAAGTAAGGAACTTAAAAATGTTACTGGCTATCGTTATAGCAAAGGTGGCAAGCACTACCTTATCTTTGATAAAAATAGAAAGTTCACAAGAATACAAATTTTTGGTAAAGATATAGAAAGGATTAAAAAACGTAAAAATCCAGGATTAGATATATTTGTAGTTAAAGAAGCGGAAAATCGCAACGGCACAGTGTATTCATATGGTGGCGTTACTAAGAAAAATCAAGGCGCTTACTATGATTACTTAAGCGCACCTAGATTCGTTATTAAAAAAGAAGTAGGTGCAGGTGTTTCTGTGCATGTTAAAAGATACTACATTTATAAGGAAGAGATTTCGCTGAAAGAACTTGATTTTAAATTACGACAGTATTTAATTCAAGATTTTGATCTGTATAAAAAGTTTCCTAAAGCTAGCAAGATAAAAGTGACAATGAAAGATGGCGGCTATTATACGTTTGAACTCAATAAAAAGTTACAAACAAACCGAATGAGTGACGTCATAGATGGCAGAAATATTGAGAAAATAGAAGCCAATATTAGATAATTCAACGAAACATGGATAATAGTAAAATATGGATAGTATAGATGAGCTAGGCAGCATAGGTTGCTTAGCTTCTTTTTTGTGTCGTTACGATCGGAAATGAAGTGGGTCGATGAAAGATAATAACGACAATAAAAACTGTGAAAATAGTTGATACCTATAGTCGCACGGTGTCGCACTAGTGACATGAAACAATGTGGAAAACATAATTAAATTGAAAGAAAGTGTGAATGGTGAAAAAAATAGCATAGAGTTATAAAAAATGATTAATACTGTTAGGATTCCATTAATTAGCTTAACATTGGTTCAGGAATAGTTAAAAAGCGGTTAATTCATAGCGCAGTATCCGGCTTATATAATGATAGTAGATTGTTCGTATTACGTAATTGAATTAATCACATAAACATATATTAAGTCAAAATTTAAAAATAGATTGGGAGAATAATACTATGAAATTAAAAACGTTAGCTAAAGCAACATTAGCATTAGGTTTATTAACTACTGGTGTCATTACATCAGAAGGTCAAGCAGTTCAAGCGGCAGAAAAACAAGAGAGAGTACAACATTTACATGATATTAGAGATTTACATCGATACTACTCATCAGAAAGTTTCGAATATAGTAATGTTAGTGGTAAGGTTGAAAACTACAATGGTTCTAACGTTGTACGCTTTAACCCAAAAGATCAAAATCACCAATTATTCTTATTAGGAAAAGATAAAGAACAATATAAAGAAGGTCTACAAGGCCAAAATGTCTTTGTAGTACAAGAATTAATTGATCCAAACGGCAGACTATCTACTGTTGGTGGTGTAACGAAGAAAAACAACAAAACTTCTGAAACTAATACACCTTTATTTGTTAATAAAGTTAATGGTGAAGATTTAGATGCATCAATTGACTCATTTTTAATCCAAAAAGAAGAAATCTCATTAAAAGAGCTTGATTTCAAAATTAGACAACAATTAGTTAATAATTACGGATTATATAAAGGTACATCTAAATACGGTAAAATCATTATCAATTTGAAAGACGAAAATAAAGTAGAAATTGATTTAGGTGATAAATTACAATTCGAGCGCATGGGCGATGTGTTGAATAGTAAAGACATTAGAGGTATATCAGTCACTATTAACCAAATTTAAAGTAAGCAATCAATGACTTTAAAGTAATAAATTTTGAGGCAGCTTAACGATGAAACGTTGAATAAATATGTATATCCTATCAAAGGAGCGTATTTAAAGCAACGTCGTCGTTAGGCTGTTTTTTACATTTGATAACACAAGTCACGAGTATACTAAATAAGTCATACCACTCATTAAAACCACGTACTTTGAATATTAATTAGGTGTTCATTAACAATGATTCAAAGTTATTTAAACGCACGTTAATGTCAGTTTGTTTCGATGCACTTTATAATAAAGGCAGATGTTTCAAATTACGTAATCATAACAATCCAATACATTAAGATTGGAGCAATAAATTATGAAATTAACAGCAATAGCTAAAGCAACATTAGCATTAGGAATATTAACAACAGGTGTGATGACAGCAGAAAGTCAAACTGTAAACGCGAAAGTAAAGTTGGATGAAACACAACGCAAATATTATATAAATATGCTAAAAGATTACTATTCTCAAGAAAGCTATGAATCAACAAACATTAGTGTTAAAAGTGAAGATTATTATGGGTCTAACGTTTTAAACTTTAACCAACGAAATAAAAATTTCAAAGTATTTCTAATTGGCGACGATAGAAATAAATATAAAGAACTGACGCATGGCCGTGATGTCTTTGCAGTACCTGAATTAATAGATACTAAAGGCGGCATATATAGCGTTGGCGGTATAACAAAGAAAAATGTGAGATCCGTGTTTGGCTATGTAAGTCATCCGGGACTGCAAGTTAAAAAAGTTGATCCTAAAGATGGCTTTTCGATAAAAGAGTTGTTCTTTATTCAAAAAGAAGAAGTATCATTGAAAGAACTTGATTTTAAAATCAGAAAAATGTTAGTCGAAAAATATAGATTGTATAAAGGCGCGTCAGATAAAGGTAGAATTGTTATCAATATGAAAGACGAAAAGAAACATGAAATTGATTTAAGTGAAAAATTAAGTTTTGATCGTATGTTTGATGTGCTGGATAGTAAGCAGATTAAAAATATTGAAGTGAATTTGAATTAATTAAAGATGATAGTATAAAAAATTAAAAAGCGGCTTAACGATAAAATGTGCATTGACACCCGTACCTTTGAATAAGAACTGTGTTAAATACATTATTGTTGTTAAGTTGTTTTTTGCGTTTCAAAGAGTAGAAATAACACAATTAGTTGTAGAAAACGATGATCCGGAAAAACAACGACATGTAAAGCGTGAAAGTTAATTAACCTGGACATTAAAATATATTTGTTTTTAATTAATAATAATTCACGCATATTTAAATCGAGGTTAATTATCGCGTTAAACGATGGACGTTATAATAAGCGTATATGATTCAAATTACGTAATAATAACAATCCAATACATTAAGATTGGAGTAAATAAATATGAAATTGACAGCATTAGCAAAAGTAACATTAGCATTAGGGATTTTAACAACAGGAACTTTAACAACAGAGGCCCATTCAGGTCATGCTAAACAAAATCAAAAGTCAGTAAACAAACATGACAAAGAAGCATTACACCGATACTACACTGGAAACTTTAAGGAAATGAAAAACATTAATGCTTTGAGACATGGTAAAAATAACTTACGTTTTAAATATAGAGGGATGAAGACTCAAGTATTATTGCCTGGAGATGAGTACCGTAAATATCAACAGCGAAGACATACGGGCTTAGATGTGTTTTTTGTTCAAGAAAGAAGAGACAAGCACGACATATCATATACTGTTGGTGGTGTAACAAAGACCAATAAAACATCCGGCTTTGTCAGCACACCAAGATTAAATGTTACAAAAGAAAAGGGTGAAGATGCTTTTGTGAAAGGTTACCCTTATGATATTAAAAAAGAAGAAATATCATTGAAAGAGTTAGATTTTAAGTTGAGAAAGCATCTAATTGAAAAATACGGTCTTTATAAAACACTCTCAAAAGATGGTAGGATTAAAATTAGTCTGAAAGATGGTAGCTTTTATAACCTTGATTTAAGAACTAAATTAAAATTCAAACATATGGGGGAAGTCATAGATAGTAAACAAATTAAGGATATTGAAGTGAATTTAAAGTAAATCATTATGAATAATAAAAAGTAATTGAAGCGGCTTAACGATGAAAAGTAAATTGGTGCGTATACCTTACCAAAAGGATGCATCAATCGATATCGTCGTTAAGCCGTTTTTGTTTGCGTGTTATGAATCCTATCCCAATCTCCATGAATATAAAATTTCCACCATCAACATCAAAATTCTCAACATCGCGACACCACCAAATGTTATAATAAATCTATTACACAAAGAGACAAATTACTTATGCAAAGGCGGAGGAATCACATGTCTATTACTGAAAAACAACGTCAGCAACAAGCTGAATTACATAAAAAATTATGGTCGATTGCGAATGATTTAAGAGGGAATATGGATGCGAGTGAATTCCGTAATTACATTTTAGGCTTGATTTTCTATCGCTTCTTATCTGAAAAAGCGGAACAAGAATATGCAGATGCCTTGGCAGGTGAAGATATTACATATCAAGAAGCATGGGCAGATGAAGAATACCGTGAAGACTTAAAAGCAGAATTAATTGATCAAGTTGGTTACTTCATTGAGCCACAAGATTTATTCAGTGCGATGATTCGTGAAATTGAAACGCAAGATTTCGATATCGAACATCTGGCGACGGCAATTCGTAAAGTTGAAACTTCAACACTAGGTGAAGAAAGTGAAAATGACTTTATCGGACTGTTCAGCGATATGGACTTAAGTTCAACGCGTTTAGGTAACAATGTCAAAGAACGTACTGCGTTAATTTCCAAAGTTATGGTTAACCTTGATGACTTACCATTCGTTCACAGTGATATGGAAATTGATATGTTAGGTGATGCATACGAATTTCTTATCGGGCGCTTTGCGGCGACAGCGGGTAAAAAAGCAGGCGAGTTCTATACACCACAACAAGTATCTAAGATACTGGCGAAGATTGTCACAGACGGTAAAGATAAATTACGTCATGTATATGACCCAACATGTGGTTCAGGTTCATTACTGTTACGCGTTGGTAAAGAGGCAAAAGTGTATCGTTATTTTGGACAAGAACGTAACAATACCACATACAACTTAGCGCGCATGAACATGTTGTTACATGATGTGCGATATGAAAATTTCGATATCCGTAATGATGATACGTTGGAAAATCCAGCCTTTTTAGGACATACATTTGATGCGGTTATTGCGAACCCACCATATAGCGCGAAATGGACAGCAGACTCAAAATTTGAAAATGACGAACGCTTCAGCGGATACGGCAAGCTTGCGCCAAAGTCTAAAGCAGACTTTGCCTTTATTCAACACATGGTACATTACCTAGATGATGAAGGTACCATGGCCGTTGTACTCCCACATGGTGTCTTATTCCGTGGTGCCGCAGAAGGTATCATTCGTCGTTATTTAATTGAAGAAAAGAACTACTTAGAAGCCGTGATTGGTTTGCCAGCGAACATTTTCTATGGGACAAGTATTCCAACATGTATCTTAGTATTTAAAAAATGTCGCCAACAAGACGACAACGTATTATTTATCGATGCATCCAATGATTTTGAAAAAGGAAAAAACCAAAACCATTTAAGCGATGCCCAAGTCGAACGAATTATAGACACATATAAGCGTAAGGAAACAATTGATAAGTATAGCTACAGCGCGACATTACAAGAGATCGCCGATAACGATTACAACTTAAACATACCGAGATATGTCGATACATTCGAAGAAGAAGCGCCAATTGATTTAGATCAAGTCCAACAAGATTTGAAAAATATCGACAAAGAAATCGCAGAAATTGAACAAGAAATCAATGCATACCTGAAAGAACTTGGGGTGTTGAAAGATGAGTAATACACAAACGAAAAATGTGCCAGAGTTGAGATTCCCAGGGTTTGAAGGCGAATGGGAAGAGAAGAAGGTTGGCGAGTTATTAGAATTTAAAAATGGTTTAAATAAAGGAAAAGAATATTTTGGCTCAGGATCGTCGATTGTTAACTTCAAAGATGTATTTAATAACAGGAGCTTAAATACAAATAATCTGACTGGAAAAGTTAATGTGAATAGCAAAGAACTAAAAAATTATTCTGTTGAAAAGGGTGATGTTTTTTTTACAAGGACTAGTGAGGTAATTGGTGAAATAGGTTATCCGTCTGTAATTTTAAATGACCCTGAAAATACTGTGTTTAGTGGATTTGTATTAAGAGGGCGGCCTAAATCAGTAATTGATTTAATAAATAATAATTTTAAAAGATATGTCTTTTTTACTAATTCATTTAGAAAAGAAATGATTACAAAAAGTTCTATGACAACTAGAGCTTTAACATCAGGTAGCGCAATTAATAAAATGAAGGTCATATACCCTGTTTCGGCTAAAGAACAGAGAAAAATAGGTGACTTCTTCAGCAAACTCGACCGACAAATTGAATTAGAAGAACAAAAGCTTGAATTACTTCAACAACAAAAAAAAGGCTATATGCAGAAAATCTTCTCACAGGAACTGCGATTCAAAGATGAGAATAGTGAAGATTATCCACATTGGGAAAATAGCAAAATAGAAAAATATTTAAAAGAGAGAAACGAACGTTCTGACAAAGGTCAAATGCTTTCAGTAACTATAAATAGTGGCATTATAAAATTTAGTGAATTGGATAGAAAAGATAATTCAAGTAAAGATAAAAGTAATTATAAAGTAGTTAGGAAAAATGATATTGCATATAATTCTATGAGAATGTGGCAAGGGGCTAGTGGTAGATCAAATTATAATGGGATTGTTAGCCCTGCATATACTGTGCTTTATCCAACACAAAATACTAGCTCATTATTTATTGGATATAAGTTTAAAACACATAGAATGATTCATAAATTTAAAATTAATTCACAAGGATTAACATCAGATACATGGAACTTAAAATATAAACAATTAAAAAATATAAATATAGATATACCTGTATTGGAGGAACAAGAAAAGATAGGTGATTTCTTTAAAAAAATGGATATATTGATTAGTAAACAGAAAATAAAAATTGAAATATTAGAAAAAGAGAAACAATCCTTTTTACAAAAGATGTTCTTATAACTTTGATAAACACATAGGTTGCATAAGAATAAAATTTGTGTAATTTAACATAAAAGTTATAAACATAAAGTAAATTAAAAACGAACATTAAATTTAGGCACTGTGATAGCACAGTGTCTTTTTTGTGTCGAAATTGTGTACAGAATAAGTAGTTAAATAAAGATTAAGTTGAGATAAAGTGTTATTCGTAAATAAAAGAGAGTAGATCGATAGGAATTGAATGATATTAGTTAACTATTTATTAAATCACTTAATAATGATTAATTTTTAGTTAAAGTAAGTTTAATGTGAAGCACGACCGTTGCTCATTATAATGAATGAGGATTGTTCGTATTGCGTAATAGAATAAATCAAATAGACTAAAAATTGGGAGCATAGAATTATGAAATTAAAAAATATTGCTAAAGCAAGTTTAGCACTAGGGATTTTGACAACAGGGATGATTACAACTACTGCTCAGCCAGTAAAAGCAAGTGAGCAAAGCAGATTATCAGTTACTTCAAACGACACGCAAGAATTAAAAAAATACTACAGTGGAACAGGATATAATTTTCAAAATGTGAGTGGTTATAGAGAAAAGGATAAAATGAACATTATTGATGGGACACAACTTAATGTAGTTACTTTACTTGGTACAGACAAAGAAAGATTTAAAGATTATGACTATGATTATGAAGGGTTAGATGTCTTTGTAGTCAGAGAAGGATCAGGTAAACAAGCTGAAAATATTTCAATAGGTGGAATTACCAAGACGAATAAAAACGATTATAAAGATTTCGTAAATAATGTAGGTCTAGAAATAACTAAACCAACAGGACATAATACAGCAACAAGACAAGCAGAAACTTATAGAATTAATAAAGAAGAAATTTCATTAAAAGAATTAGATTTCAAATTAAGAAAACATTTAATTGAAAATCATGAACTTTATAAGACAGAGCCTAAAGACGGTAAAATTAGAATTACTATGAAAGGTGGCGGCTACTATACTTTTGAATTAAATAAAAAATTACAGCCTCATCGTATGGGTGATGTAATTGATGGTAGAAATATAGAAAAAATTGAAGTCGATTTATATTAATATTCGAGGGAGTATATCATGAGGGAAAATTTTAAGTTACGTAAAATGAAAGTCGGGTTAGTATCTGTTGCAATTACAATGTTATATATTATGACAAACGGACAAGCAGAAGCATCAGAGGCTAATGAGAAGCCAAGTACAAATCAAGAATCAAAAGTTGTTTCACAGACTGAACAAAATTCAAAAGAAACAAAAACAGTAGAATCTAATAAGAACTTTGTTAAATTAGATACTATTAAACCTGGAGCTCAAAAGATAACGGGAACTACTTTATCAAATCACTATGTTTTATTAACAGTTGATGGGAAAAGTGCGGATTCAGTAGAAAATGGCGGTTTGGGTTTTGTTGAAGCAAATGACAAAGGAGAATTTGAGTACCCTTTAAATAATCGTAAAATTGTTCATAATCAAGAAATTGAGGTTTCGTCGTCAAGCCCTGATTTAGGTGAAGATGAAGAAGATGAAGAGGTGGAAGAAGCTTCAACTGATAAAGCTGGCGTTGAGGAAGAAAGTACAGAAGCTAAAGTTACTTACACAACACCGCGATATGAAAAAGCGTATGAAATACCGAAAGAACAACTAAAAGAAAAAGATGGACATCACCAAGTTTTTATCGAACCTATTACTGAAGGATCAGGTATTATTAAAGGGCATACGTCTGTAAAAGGTAAAGTTGCTTTATCTATTAATAATAAATTTATTAATTTTGAAGAGAGCGTTAAGGGCGGAGTTAGTAAAGAAGACACTAAAGCTAGTTCAGATGGTATCTGGATGCCTATTGATGACAAAGGATACTTTAACTTTGACTTCAAAACGAAACGTTTCGATAATTTAGAGTTAAAAGAAGGTAATGACATTTCACTAACATTTGCACCTGATGATGAAGAAGATGCATTAAAACCTTTAATTTTCAAAACTAAAGTAACGAGCTTAGAAGATATCGATAAAGCAGAAACTAAATATGACCATACTAAACTCAACAAAGTGAAAGTTTTAGATAATGTTAAAGAAGATTTACATGTTGATGAAATATATGGAAGCTTATATCATACAGACAAAGGTAAAGGTATTCTTGATAAAGAAGGTACTAAAGTAATTAAAGGAAAGACTAAATTCGCGAATGCAGTAGTGAAGGTAGACTCTGAACTAGGTGAAGCACAATTATTCCCTGATTTACAAGTAAATGAAAAAGGTGAATTTAGCTTTGACTCACATGGTGCTGGTTTTAGATTACAAAATGGAGAAAAATTAAACTTCACAGTGGTTGATCCTATTACAGGTGACTTGTTAAGTAATGAGTTTGTTTCTAAAGAGATTGATATTGAAGAAACACCTGAACAAAAAGCGGATCGTGAGTTTGACGAAAAACTTGAAAATACGCCTGCTTACTACAAGTTATACGGCGATAAAATAGTTGGATTCGATACTAACGATTTCCCGATTACTTGGTTCTATCCATTGGGTGAAAAGAAAGTTGAACGTACAACACCTAAATTAGAAAAATAATTAAATAAAACAGCTTAATGATGTAATGAAATTAGTGAATTAATCACTGACTTCTACGTCATTGAGCTGTTTTTTTATGTGCTTTGTTATAAAGCATTATTGAATTTATTTTACGTGTTCATATTTTGAAACATCAAAGCCGTCTTGCTTAGCTTTGTTGATAATGTCTTTGATTGAATGTAGTCCTTTATCGGCGAAGTATGATCTTAAGTTGTCTTTTGTAGCTTGGTCAGCATTCTTATCTAATAACACATCGATATAGCTTAATTCATGTTCTAAGAAGTTTGCATCATCATGTAGTACGAGTCCATTTTGAGAATACACTTTCGCATCTGCTTCATTACCATATCCAACAACGCCAGTTGCTAATACACCTACCATTGCCGTAGCTACTAAAACCTTTTTAAATTTCATATCTATCACTCCTCTAAAAATTGTAACTCCATCATAACACTGAATATTGAGAAAATTACGTTTATTAAGTCGATTTAATGATTTTTAATAAATAGTTAAAGTGACAAATATTGTTTAAATGCAATTAATCTTTAGTGCGATACTTGTGTTCCTTAGTATTGAGTAGTAGATTTCGAAGATATTTTAATTCAAATGAAACAATAATAAAAAAATGATGCAACATAATAATAAGTACAAATTTAATTAATAAATTAAATTGATTGTATATGTATATTTTGGTAACGTAAAAGAGAAATATACAAAATAATTAATTATTTATATGAAAAGAGAATATAAATGAAGTATAAAACAGAGAGACGTGAAATGATGGGAAATATAAAAAGTTTTGCATTGTACATAAGTATCTTGCTTTTAATAGTTGTTGTAGCAGGTTGTGGCAAAAGTGATAAAACAAAAGAAGATTCCAAAGAAGAACAAATTAAAAAGAGCTTTGCGAAAACATTAGATATGTATCCAATTAAGAATCTCGAGGACCTATATGATAAAGAAGGATATCGAGATGGCGAATTTAAAAAGGGAGATAAGGGGACGTGGACTTTACTCACAAGTTTTTCAAAAAGTAACAAACCGGGTGAAATAGATGACGAAGGCATGGTTTTATATCTAAATAGAAATACCAAAAAGGCAACAGGTTATTATTTTGTAAATAAAATTTATGATGATATTAGCAAAAATCAGAATGAGAAAAAATACCGTGTTGAACTTAAAAATAATAAGATTGTTCTTTTGGATAATGTAGAAGACGAAAAACTTAAACAAAAAATTGAAAATTTTAAATTTTTTAGTCAGTATGCGGATTTTAAAGATTTAAAAAATTATCAAGATGGAAGTATAACAACTAATGAAAATATTCCTAGTTATGAAGCAGAATACAAATTGAATAATAGTGATGAAAATGTAAAAAAACTTAGAGATATTTATCCAATTACAACGAAAAAGGCTCCAATATTAAAGTTACATATAGATGGTGATATAAAAGGAAGTTCAGTTGGATACAAAAAAATAGAATATAAATTTTCAAAAGTTAAAGATCAAGAGACAACATTAAGAGATTATTTAAATTTTGGGCCGTCTGATGAAGATAGCTAAAGTTTATTAGATGTAGAAATAATTCTAAAACAGAGAGACGTGAAACGATGGGGTATTTAAAAAGGTTTGCATTGTACATAAGCGTTATGATTTTAATGTTTGCGATAGCAGGTTGTGGCAAAGGTAATGAAACAAAAGAAGGTTCAAAAGAAACACAAATCAAAAAGAGCTTTGCGAAAACGTTAGATATGTATCCAATCAAAAATCTCGAGGATTTATACGACAAAGAAGGCTATAGAGATGGTGAATTTGAAAAAGGTGACAAAGGGATGTGGACGATATACACAGATTTCGCTAAAAGTAATAAACCGGGTGAATTGGATGATGAAGGTATGGTTTTAAATCTGGATAGGAATACTAGAACCGCTAAAGGCCATTATTTTGTTACTACATTTTACCGGAATGGTAAACTGCCAGATGAAAAGAATTATAAAATTGAAATGAAAAATAATAAGATTATTTTATTAGATGAAGTAAAAGATGATAAGCTCAAGCAGAAAATAGAAAATTTTAAATTTTTCGGTCAATATGCAAATCTTAAAGAATTGAAAAAATATAATAATGGTGATGTTTCAATTAATGAAAATGTTCCTAGTTATGATGTTGAATTCAAAATGAGCAATAAAGATGAAAATGTTAAGCAATTAAGAAGTCGTTATAATATTTCGACTGAAAAATCACCTATATTAAAAATGCATATTGATGGTGACCTGAAAGGCAGTTCCGTAGGTTATAGAAAGTTAGAAATTGACTTTTCAAAACGTGAAAACAGCAAATTATCAGTCATTGAATTTTTAAGTTATAAACCAGCGAAAAAATAGTATTGATAAGGAATATTAGGGTGTGAAAAAATGGGACATCTAAAAAAGCTTGCACTGTTCATAAGTGCTATTATTTTGAGCATTTTTATAATAAGTTGTAATAGTTCAAGCGATACTGCGGAAAAAGCAAAAGAAGATTCAAAAGAAGAACAAATTAAAAAGAGCTTTGCGAAAACGTTAGATATGTATCCAATCAAAAATCTCGAGGATTTATACGACAAAGAAGGTTATCGAGATGACGAATTTAAAAAAGGCGATAAGGGTACATGGACTTTACTCACAAGTTTTGCTAAAAGTAACAAACCAGGCGAGATAGATGACGAAGGTATGGTTTTATTCCTTAATAGAAATACAAAGAAGGCAACAGGATATTATTATACGAGCAAAGTTCATGATGAATTTAATGAAAAAGATCAACAAAAAAATATCATGTTGAATTAAAAAATAATAAGATAGTACTTTTGGATAAAGTAGAAGATCCAAATCTCAAAAATAAAATAGAAAATTTTAAATTCTTTAGTCAGTATGCTGATTTTAGAGATCTTAAATATTATAAAAATGGAAATATATCAAGTACAGATAATGTGCCAAGCTACGATGCAGAATATAAAATGAGTAATACGGATAAAAATGTAAAAAAACTTAGAGAAGTTTATCCTATTACAACCAAAAAGTCGCCAGTATTAAAATTACATATAGATGGCGACATAAAAGGAAGTTCAGTTGGTTATAAAAATATAGAATATAATTTTTCAAAAGTAAAAGACCAAGAAACAGCTGTAAGAGATTTTGTGAATTTTGGACCATCTGATGGAGGAGCTAAAGTTTATTAGGTGTAGAAATAATTCTAAAACAGAGAGATGTGAAAAGATGGGATATTTAAAAAGGATTGGAATGTGCATAAGCCTATTGATTGTAATTATTTTTGTAACATCTTGCGGTGGTGGTAATAAGATCACTGGAGATTCAAAAGAAACACAAATCAAAAAGAGTTTTGCGAAAACGTTAGATATGTACCCAATCAAAAATCTCGAGGACCTATATGATAAAGAAGGCTATCGAGATGGCGAATTTGAAAAAGGTGACAAAGGGATGTGGACGATATATACAGATTTTGCTAAAAGCAATAAATCAGACGAATTGGATGATGAAGGTATGGTTTTAAATCTGGATAGAAATACTCGAACGGCTAAGGGATATTATTTTGTTAAGAAATTTTATGAAAAGGATAAATTTTCAGATAGAAAAAATTATAAAGTTGAAATGAAAAACAATAAAATTATTTTATTAGACAAGGTAAACGATCCAAACCTTAAAGAAAGAATAGAAAATTTTAAGTTTTTTGGACAATATGCAAATTTTAAGGATTTGGAAAATTACAACAATGGCGATGTGTCAATAAATTGGAATGTTCCAAGTTATGACGTGGAATATAAAATGAGCAATAAAGATGAAAATGTTAAGCAATTAAGAAGTCGTTATAACATTCCTACTGATAAAGCTCCAATGTTAAAAATGCATATTGACGGGGACTTAAAAGGAAGTTCTGTTGGATATAAAAGGTTAGAAATAGACTTTTCAAAAGAAGATAGGGATATTTCAGTCATTGATTATTTAAGTTATAAGCCAGCGAAAAAATAGTGTTGATAATTAAATATTAGGGTGTGAAATGATGAGATATTTAAATAGAGTTGTACTGTACATAATTGTTATGGTTTTGAGTGTTTTTATAATAGGTTGTGATAAATCAAGCGATACTTCAGAAAAGCCAAAAGAAGATTCAAAAGAAGCACAAATTAAAAAGAGTTTTGAGAAAACATTAGATATGTATCCAATTAAGAATCTCGAGGATTTATACGACAAAGAGGGATCTCGTGATGGTGAGTTTAAAAAAGGCGATAAAGGGATGTGGACGATATATACAGATTTCGCCAAAAGTAATAAACAAGGTGGATTGAGTAATGAAGGTATGGTCTTATACTTAGATAGAAATACACGGACAGCAAAGGGACATTATTTTGTTAAGACATTTTATGAAAAGGATAAATTCCCAGATAGAAAAAAATATAAAGTTGAAATGAAAAACAATAAAATTATCTTATTAGACAAGGTAGAAGATCCAAAACTAAAAAAGAGAATAGAAAACTTTAAATTTTTCGGACAATATGCAAACCTTAAAGAATTGAAAAATTACAACAATGGTGATGTCTCAATTAATGAGAATGTTCCAAGTTATGACGCAAAATTTAAAATGAGCAATAAAGATGAAAATGTTAAGCAATTAAGAAGTCGTTATAATATTCCTACTGATAAAGCACCGGTATTAAAAATGCATATTGATGGTAATTTGAAAGGAAGTTCTGTGGGTTATAAAAAGTTGGAAATTGACTTTTCAAAAGGTGAAAAAAGCGATTTGTCAGTAATAGATTCTTTGAATTTCCAGCCGGCGAAGGTGAATGAAGATGATGAATGATGAGGATGGTGTGTAACAATGGAGTCTATAAAAAGGATTGGATTGTGCATTAGTTTGTTGATTTTAATCATCTTTGTTACATCTTGTGATGGTGATAATAAGATTACTGGAGACTCAAAAGAAGAACAAATCAAAAAGAGCTTTGCGAAAACATTAGAAATGTATCCAATCAAAAACCTCGAAGATTTATACGACAAAGAAGGATATCGAGACGGAGAATTTAAAAAAGGTGATAAAGGGACTTGGGTTATTAGATCTGAAATGAAAATCCAATTAAAAGGAGAAAATCTGGAATCTAGGGGAGTAGTTTTAGAAATTAACAGAAATACTAGAACGGCTAAAGGGAATTATATTGTTAGAGAAGTTGTTGAAGATAGCGATGGAATGACACACAATCATACAAAAAGGTATCCTGTAAAAATGGAAAATAATAAAATCATTCCATTAAAACAAATCGTTGATGAAAAAGTAAAAAAAGAAATTGAAGAATTTAAATTCTTTGTACAATACGGGAATTTCAAAGAATTGGAAAACTATAAAGACGGAGAAGTGACATATAACCCAGAAGCACCAATATACTCTGCACAATATCAATTGAAAAACAGTGATTACAATGTAGAACAATTACGTAAGCGATATAATATCCCGACGCAAAAAGCGCCTAAATTATTATTGAAAGGGTCAGGTAATCTAAAAGGCTCATCAGTTGGATATAAAAATATTGAATTTACCTTTGTTGAAAATAAGGGAGAAAATATTTACTTCACAGATAGTGTCTACTTTAATCCAAGCGAGGATAAATATAATTACTAATATAAAAAATAACGTTAGAACATTTAATAATAAAGTTAAATGAATTACATGTATTAAATTGAATAAGTTAGTTTTGTTTGATAACATAAAAGTGTAATAATCACTATTTTATTAAGTTGTATGAAATATTCAAATGTGTATAAAAATAAAGCAGAGAGATGTGAAATGATGGAGTATATAAAAAAAAATTGCTTTGTACATGAGTGTATTACTTTTAATCATTTTTATTGGGGGATGTGGAAATATGAAAGATGAACAGAAAAAAGAGGAACAAACAAATAAAACAGATTCAAAAGAAGAACAAATCAAAAAGAGTTTTGCGAAAACGTTAGATATGTATCCAATTAAGAATCTCGAGGATTTATACGACAAAGAAGGCTATCGAGATGGCGAATTTGAAAAAGGTGACAAAGGGATGTGGGTTCTGTATTCATCTATTGTATCAGAATTCAAAGGCGAGAGTTTAAAATCACGAGGAATGATATTAAAGTTAGATAGAAATAAGAGAACTGCTAAAGGAAGTTATATTATAAGAGAATTGAAAGAAGATAAAAATCATGATGTTCAAAAAAACGAAAAAAAGTATCCAGTTAAATTGGTGAATAATAAAATAATTCCAACTGAAGATGTAAAAAACGAAGATTTAAAAAGAGAAATTGAAAACTTCAAATTATTTTCTCAATATGGTGAATTTAAGAGTTTAAATACGGATAGGATAACAAATATTTCTTATAATCCTAATGCGCCTAACTATTCAGCTGAATATAAAATTAATGATGATGATAATAACATCAAACAATTAAAAAATCGATTCAATATTAAGTCTAATAAAAATCCTAAGTTATTGTTCAAAGGAGCAGGTAATATAAAAGGGTCTTCTGTTGGATATAAGGAGATACAGATAATTTTCAATAGGAACAAAGAAGAAAGTGTTTCTTGTATTGATAGTATAGAGTTTAAACCGAGTGAAGGAGACTATAATGAGTAAGAGTGTCTATAAATTAGATGTTGGCAAATTAAAAAAGATACTGAACCGACAAGCGCAATATCATTTATGGCGTATGAAATTGAAAATGCTAATAATCATAATTTGAGTAAGATGGCAATAAAGGAACAGTTAGATAGAAGCGCAGAAAGGGGCATGTTCCCTTCTAATCTTGAATATGTTGATAGTTACACTGATTCTCTTACTGGAGTAACAACTTCTGCTTTTTTAAATAAAGATACAGGCAAAGTAACTCTTGGGATGACTGGGACTAATATACAAGGCGAAGTCTTTAAAAAGTTAAAAGAAGGTGAATTTTCAAGACAAAATGTTACCAATGCTTTGGAAACAGTTAAAGATGGATATGCAGATATTAAAATATTATATTCTCCTGCATCTGATCAAAACTATAGATATGCGAATACACAAGAATTTATAAATAAAATAAAAAGTAAGTATGACATTGATTTTATTACTGGACATTCACTAGGTGGAAGAGATGCGGTAGTTCTAGGAATGAGTAATGGTATTCCGAACATTGTGGTTTATAATCCAGCTCCTATTTCTATAACTAGTTTGAATCCTAATTCCCCAGATGGAAAACGATTGTTAGAATTATATAAAAATTATAAAGGTAATATTACTAGGTTTGTTGCAGAAAATGATGCATTGACAGAAAATCTGAAGAAATATAAGCATTATGTTTTTTTCGGTAATGATAAAGTCTTTAAAAATGGTAAAGGTCATGAAATGGAAGGCTTTCTGACCGAAGAAGAACAAAAAGCTATAAAAAAAGAACTTAAAAAACTAAAAGGTTATGCAGAAGAAAATAATAAGTCATTTGTAAAGCATTCAAATAATGCTATCTCTAAATTAGCTAGTATAGAATTACTTAGAGCCAATATGATGACTGCAAATGGAGGAGGATTATCTTCTTCGCAGCAGAAAGTTTTAGACAGTTTAACAGCTTTAACAATTGCGCAGTCATTCAGTCAACTGATAGACGATGAAATTAATCAAATCAAAAAAATGTATAATGAAAAGAAAAAGAAATTTGGAAAAAATTGGGAAGACGCTCAAAAAGCTGGAAAAGCTGTAGGTGAAGATTTGAGTGTAAATGAAGTTCTTAATGCTTTAGATGAAGGTCAAGTGAATGAAAGTAGTATGGTAAGAGAACCTGAACAAATGATATCTGCAAAAGAAAGACAACTTTCAACGATAGGGTCTTCTGTATCAAATTATATTATGAGAGTTAGACTCAGTATTAATGAAATCGTAGATAAAGATCAAGTGCTTGCATCACAAATAGGTGGATTACTATGATGTTTAATCAAATTAATAATAAAAATGAATTAGAAGAATCATATGAATCCGAGAAAAAACGTATAGAGAATGAACTGCAAAATTTAAATGAACTTAGGCATAGAACTCGAAAAGAAAATGAACGTAGTTATGATGTTTTTCAATATTTGAAGCACGAAATGAATTATAGTGAAGATGCCCAAAGGAAAATGACGAGAAATATAGAAGCGTATGAGCAAGAAATCAATGAGATAATTAGAAAGCAAGAATGGAAATTAGAAGAATATAAAGAAGACTTAAAAAAGTCTTATGAAAAGCAGTTAGATAAACTAAGTGACTGATAATTTGGAGGAGATTAAATGACTCTAATAGAACCAGATATGACCTTAAGAATGCCAGATATAAGTACTACAGTAGAAACACTTAATCTCATATCTAAAATGAATGCTCAAAAAGAAAATATTCGCACAGTTATTGCACCTGAACATAAGCATAAATACAAAGATATTGAAAACGGATTAAAAGGTGAAGAAAAAGTATTAATTGAACAAATGGCGCAACATTGCGAGGCTTTTAAAGCTAATTTTAAAGGCGCAGCTCAAGGAGATTGGGTTAAAAGTGCCATGTCTGAGATAGACAGCATTAAGGATGACCTGAAAAAAATTAATAGCTAA